ACGTATCTCTTAACACTCGAAAAGATAAACCAGATGTTTTTAGACAAACGTGGACGAAATCAACTCAGAGAAAAAGCCCAAATGCTATCAAGAAACTTGAACTCATTGGTCAAACTGAAGGATACGTATACGACCTAACCACAGAATCTCACCATTTTCACATTGGTCCCGGTGAAATGGTTGTTCATAATACAGATTCCGTGATGATTGAATTCGATGTACAAGGTCGAACAGGTAAAGAAGCCATTGAATATAGTTGGGAACTGGGAGAGCGTGCAGCTGATGAATGTACCAAGTTGTTCAAAGCACCAAATAATCTTGAACTCGAAAAGGTATACTGTCCGTATTTTTTATATTCAAAAAAACGATATGCCGCGAAGCTTTGGACAAAAGGTAAAGATGGAAGTATGAACATGGATTATATAGATGTGAAAGGTCTACAGTTGGTACGTCGTGATAACACACCACACGTGCGCGAGGTGTGTAAGGAACTGCTCGATGTCGTGTTGGATAGTAGTGGCACGGACGCACCTAAAGCGTTGGCGAGAAAACGTGCGGTTGAACTTTTAGAAGGTGACGTTCCAAACGAAAAACTCATTTTAAGTCAATCATTATCCGACACGTATAAAGTGAAGGGTGAGAGTGTTTCAGTGACGGGACATCAGGTTGCCAGTATTAATCAAGCGCATGTTCAGGTCGTTCGAAAAATGCGCGAACGTCAACCGGGTTCAGAACCGCAGTCAGGTGATCGTGTACCGTACATTTTAATCAAGACGGAAGATCCTAAGGCGCGTGCATTTGAAAAGTCGGAAGATCCAGTGTATGTTCGAGAGCATAATTTACCCGTCGATTATGCATATTATTTTTTGAACAAATTTCTAAACCCCGTTTGTGATCTTCTTGAACCCCTGTTTGAAAATGTGAAAGATGATATTTTTGGTGAACTATTGATGAGAGCTAAACCACCTAGAAAAAAGAAAGCTGAAACAAGCAAATCTCAAATGCTGCTGTGTGATATATTTAAAAAAAAGACACCTTAATAGTACATGGGTGTCACTGAGCAGTTGACTGCGATCATCGACAAGGAGGTTAAACGGGCGACAAACGAACAGGTTAAAGTTGTAGAACAAAAACACAGGGAGTATATTAGTCAACTCAAACGTGAACACAAAGAACAGTCTGCTCCAATGGTACAATCTCATCGAGAGCAGATTTCACAAATGACTCGATTACACAGGGATCAAATGTCTGCTATGGAAAAAAAGCACCAAGAGACTTTGTATTCTATAATCGAAAAGGTTTCCAGGTTGTATTCTGTACCTATACGGGTTGCCCGCCGAGATCTTATGGGTGATGATACGACGCACTGCATGGGAATTAAGAAAAATGGTAAACTATGTATGAATCGAGCGATACAAGATGGGTATTGTATGTTTCATGTGAATGATCCGAGACCATGTACACCGATATTGATGCCACAAGGTCTTCGTCACAATCACGCATTTCCATCTGGGTTTGTAACGGGATGTCCTGCTTGTGAAAATCAAAACGTGAATGAGTTTAGAGAATTGGATTCTATTATGTAGAATGAACAAATCGGATATTCTATTATCATCAATCAATACATTTTACACAGTACCCGAAAATAAACATATACTTATCGAACTACTGAATAAGAGTGGCGGAATTTCACTTCGAAATCTTGAGTGGTTCATCACGAATTATTCCAAAAAGACAAATTTAGCGTACCAGACTGGAGATGGAAAAATCTTTAGTGTACACTGCGCATATAAATCCAGTCTTGATGGATATAGTAAAAAATTATTTGATCCATTTTGTCGAAGTGAAAAAATTGTGTATACAATTCCGGGCACACAAGATGAAATTCATACGACTGTCGCACAGTTGAATTTCATCCGATGGTGTATTAAAAACAAAATTGTCGATTATATTCGAGACCATCACGACACGCTGTTTAGTAAGCAAGTGACATGAAACCACCATTGAATCTAAACGTCTGATATCCGACGTAATATAAATGTAAGGTATATGTATCCGTTAATCCCTCTGTTAAGTTTATATCTAGAATAGTACGATCCGAATTCAACTGACTAAAATCTAGGCTTCCCGATGGCTCCACATTAATCGGATTCATCGAGAATGCGTACGTGTATATGTTTTTCTCTGGACGCGATAGTCTACAATTGTTAGTCACTACATATTTATAATAATTCGCTTGTGGCGTTGGTATGTTTGGTAAATCTTGACCATTCACAAAAATTTTAGCACTTTGCATAACCGGGTAGAAAAAATCATTATACGTCGTAAAATTTGAAGTATTGCTCGTGAAGTTGAACCTATTCTCGAAATACTTTTCGGGAATGGTGGCACCACCGCCATCATCTTCATTTTCATCTTCGAAAACTGTTTTCCTGAAAAACCAATTCAACGTCTTAACGGGAATATTTGGGACGAGTTGTAATTTAATATTATTGTCACCCACAATAGTCTGTTCTGTCGGGTGTTTTTTGGCTATATCAGTGATGAATGTTTGCTCAGTTGTCATGAGAAATGTACGCTCTTCGGGTGAAACTGTAATCTCTTCTGTAATTATATCAAATGTATCTAATGTTATGGTGGATGGATTATTAGTGAAAAATGTTATCGGCCTGACTTTGAACTCAAATTCAATCTTTTGTTTATGAATAGCGCACGTTGGAAAATATGGTCTATTCGGTAAATTTGTCGAATATTCATCACTTTCATATTTTCGAGAAAAGAAGAATGGAATAGGAATCATTAGTTCTGATGGGTACCGAGAAAGTGCCGCATCATTTATCATCGATGTTCCTTGTGCACCATTTCGGTTCAGTGTGTAACGTTTCGTATACTTTTCTGAATCATCCAAGTATAATTCGTCGTATATGATACCCCAGTCGTCATGATATTTATCCACCTCTAGTTCATCAACACGCATCGCTACCGATTCAAAAATATGGCGACCAATCTGATCTGCTATGTTAGAAGTGGAATCGATGGCTGGAAAATTTATGTGTACGTACATGTTACTTAATAAATCGCCCATGTTTGTCGGATTTAGTGTAACTTTCACAGACTCACCGAAAGGCCATGACGGCCCCGCACTTGTTGGCTTGTGTACAGTTACACGTTTATGATATTTAGAAAAATTCGTATGTTGTTTGATGTCATAATTAAAGAACGAATGTTCGGTGTCTTTATTTAAAAGGTACGTATCCTGTTGACCGATGGCATTTAAGGAAAGTGTAGCTCCTGTGTTTGAACCTTTCAAATCCATACTTATCTATTGTTTATATATTTTTAATATCATTTTCCCACATAACTAGAGGACTCGTGTGCTTCATAATTTCCAAATCCATTTTCGCTTGCTTCGATTCTTCGAGTAGAGATGCGACGCGTTCTTCGGTGTAATCGACTGTTTTAATGTTTAAGAGATAATCATACACGCCATCCACTCTAGGAAATATGGTAGACATCTGCGCTTCCAAATCTTGTTTTTTGCGTTTAAATACCACAAGACTTCCATTGATGACCATGGTCACAAATTTAGCGCGATTGGAATACATTTCAGATTTTTTCTGCAGTACTTCGAGTAGATGTGTTTTTCGTTTTTTGTAATACTCATACCGAAGACTGATGAAATCAAGTAAAATAAGTTCAGGATTTTTATATTTATGAATACCTTTTGTCGGGTGGAATAGATGCATGTTACTCGTGCGAATAACTTTTTGAAGTTTGAGATCCTTGATAATATCTTTACCCCTGTACTCTTGAATGACGAAATCTACGTCCTCTGTGGTACTGTTATTCGTAAAACTTCCGATGATTTTCTTTTCTACGAGCGTGTCCAAATATTCTTTATAATCTTGAGTCCAACGACCGGGTGGAAGTTCTGTAACTTTGATTGTCGTACCGAGAACTTTCCACACACCTTCCGCGACCCAGGTATCATCGTCTTCGAAAATGCGACCTTTAAACCCCCTAAACCACGGTTTCATCCGTTTCATAGGTTTACCTGAAATGTGATCGATAATATTTTGTTTGATATCCACTGGATTGAAAGGTGGAACATAGCAACTGAAACCGGTGCCGATACCTTCCGTCCCATTCACGAGAACCATTGGAAGTGTGGGCATGTAATATTCGGGTTCGATAGAACGACCATCGTCGTCCAGGTACGTGAGAATCGCATCGTCTTTCGCATCAAAAATTCGACGGGCATCATTTGTCAAGCGCGTGAAAATATATCTCGTTTGAGAAGCGTCTTTACCACCCATGAGCCGCGTACCAAATTGTCCACATGGTTCCAGAAGATTGATATTGTTAGATCCCGTGTAATCGTTCGCGAGTTTTACGATAGTTTCAGCTAGAGATACTTCACCGTGATGATACGAACTTTTTTCGGCGACGTACGCGGCTAATTGTGCGACTTTCATTTCATCTCTCAGATTTTTTTGAAAGCATGAGTACATAACCTTTCGCTGAGAAGGTTTGAGTCCGTCGGCTACATGTGCGATCGATCGCTTAAGATCTGCGAGACTGAAATTGACAAGATCCTTGTGTACAAAATCTGTAATGTTGAGTTGCTTTACATTTCCATACGAAACTTCGAGTTCGTTCGCGTCTTTCGAAGTACTTTCAAGTAACCAGGTTTTGCGGGCATCTGCCATCTTTTTGTCAAATGCGAGAACAATCGATTCGTCGGTCATTGTATCCACATCGAATTTGACGGTAAGATCCTGAATCTTTTTGAAGTATTCACGAGCTTCGGCAGACGTAGACGTACCGAGACCCTTATAATACTTGATACGCCAACCATTCTTACCATCTCCGTACCAGGATCGAAACGCTGAGTCGGTGTAAAACGATTTGGTTTCCGAACCTTTTGTAGCCTTGATGATGGGTGTTACCATACTCACGACGAAATTTAGTTTCAGAAGACTTGGCCAAAAGTAATGAATCATGTTCAAAATGAGACCTTTGATGTGAGAGCCATCGTTATCGGCATCTGTCATGATCATGAGTCGACCGTAGCGAAGTTCGGACACGTTCGTGTACTCTTTACCTTGCTGAAGACCCAGAATCTTCTTGAGATCGTTAAATTCTTGATTCGACGTCAACTGTGCTACCGATGAATCGCGAACATTTTTACACTTACCTCTCAATGGAAAAACGCCATAGTGATCTCGTCCAACCACAGAGAGACCGGCGACCGCTAGAGTCTTAGCCGAATCACCCTCCGTGACGATGAGTGTACACTTTCCAGATTGCGTCGTTCCAGCTTTATTTGCGTCGTCAAGCTTGGGAATACCCGTAATTTTTGATTTACGAGCCCCGCCATCTGTCTTTGCGAGTTCTTTCATTTCTTTGAATTTCGAAAGAGCCGTAAGTTCGTCCGAAATACCAGTCTTCAACGCATTTTTTACGAATGTTTTGGGCATTTCAAACTTCGAGCCAAAGTCCTGTGCCTTGAGTGTGCATTCGGATTTGACTTGACTCGAGAAGGTTGGGTTCTCGAGAGTTGCCTTCACAAAGATGGCGAATGTATTTTTAACCTGTTGGGGCTTCAATTTGATTTTCTTCGTCATCTCTTCGATGATTCCAGAAGCGATGAGTGAGGCAGCGTGATCAACGTGTGTACCACCCTTAGTAGTACAGATACCGTTTACGAACGATACCTGTTGCATACCATCTTCAGAAGGACCGATACACACGGACCAGCGGTCGGTCGTAACACTATGTACATTTTCGATACCATGCATCTTCGCGTATGCTTCGAAGTTTTGTTTGGGAAGAACTTCACCGTTAAACTTCACTTTACAGTTTGCCGAAGTACAGATGTTCGCGTCCCATACTCTCTTTTGAAAGATCTTGTAAATGGAGTTATCCATTTTGGACATTTTGAAACGCCCCCAATCCGGAGTGAAGGTCACGGACACGGATGATGTAGCACCCGCGTGTTTTTTGATTTTTGGAGGTTCACAAATGGACATATTTTTGGACCAGTTTTGGGTATACGTTTGCTTCGTTTCGTGGTCCTTGATGACCACAGAGAAATTATCCGAATAAATATTCGTCAATTTGGCCCCATATCCGTTGCGACCACCTACGATCCGCTTTTGGCTGTCATCATAGTTGGTACTCGTGAGTAGGTGACCAAAGACGAGTTCGGGGTTCCAGACGTTCTCCTTATCGTTAAACTTGATACCGATACCCCCAAGCGGTCCATTGTTTTCAATGGTCACCGCACCAGTCTCTTTGTCTATGGAAACGGAGATGGCTGTTACATTCTTGGGATGAAGGGAGTTACGATCGATCGCATTCACGAGGATCTCGTCAAAGATTTTCAAAAGGGCTGGGGAGTACTTGAGGTTCTTCTTCTCAAATTTCTTCCCATCGAGAATCCAATAGGGTTCAGTACTCAAATCAACCGGACCCACATATGAGTCGGGTCGTTTGAGTACGTGTTCAATGTGGGTGAGTTTTTGGACACTCTCCATTTTCCTTATTTTTTTACAACT